AAATAGAAAAGCTAACCATAAGAAATATAGAGGGCAAGGAAAATGAAAACTAAAATATTAAAAAACAAAGTAACTATTGACATGAGTGTTAGTGAGTACGATACTTTGTTTAAATACATAAATAAAATAGATAGTATGTTAAACACTTTACATGAGACAAGTGATTTATGGTTGTCTGATGTTCATAACTTAAGCAGTCTTAGATGGGAGTTGACACAGCTTTTAGATGCTGAGTGGAATCCAGATACTTATAGATATGTAAAGAGAGGTAGTAAGTAATATGAGTCATGATGACTTAGTAAACTTTGCAATACTTTTTATGTTAGTATGTGCATTAGTTATTAATTACTTAATAGGATGGTAATGAAAGATAACGTAGTGCTAACACCAATGAGCAAGGATGAGTTTAGATGTTGGGAAAGTTATATTGTTCAATACAATCATAGCAATCCTATAGACCAAATAGCTTATGAGGTTAGTTGGAAAGATGATATTTATAGTGTGACTTTATTAGACTTAAAGGTTGACAAGGAGGTTAAAGGCTAATACAATAGTCACTTATTTAAGGCGTGTCGATAGGTGTAGCCCTCAACTAACCTTCCTTAAGCCTAAAGACACCTACTAGTTTCTGGTCTAGTGCCACTAAAACCAGACTAAGTTTTAAGATTTAGTGTAAGATGAGCTTACTATAAAATCCTGAAGTCTGAGCCATTATAAATCCTAGATTAAATTCGGGGACATGGAGTGACGAAGTAGGTCGTAAGATAAAGATTGGAATGAGTGCTAGAACCCATCGTCCAATACACTAATAGTCTTCCTAACTATCGCTACTAATAGTTAGATGACTTTAAAAGTGCATGTAGCTAGTCTGATTTTTCCACATTGCGTGGTGGTTTGAACAGACGATAAACAACAAAGCCATAATTTGCGAGTGTTGACAGGCACTATAAAAACCTATAGTTCAAGTTGCTGTTGGAGGAGTTGGTAGTAATCTTCGGGACTGAAAAACTACCCACTTAATTTTTAACCGGAGGGCTTATGAAATTATCAGAATGGGTGAGCAAGTTTGACTTACCTTTCATGTTTGAATTTGAATCCAAAGTACTAGACAAGACTATTCAATGGTCATACACAGATGCATGTCAAGAGAAACAGTTTTGGGAAACGTGGATACCTAAGAAGTCTGATATAAAAATCAGAAGTAAAATACCTAAAGGCAAACTACAAGAAGTAAAGAACGAATTGTGGGAAGACTTGAATGAAGACTTACAGGTATTGCGAGATAGACTGAATGAAAAAAGAAGATTAAAAAGACTTGCACAAAAGCAAGAAGTATGCTAGACTCCAATCACTTAATACAAAAACTAAAACCTATAGGAGGAATAATATATGTATGAGTACGTAGAAGGAAAAGCTATGTGGGCAAATATCAGCACACCAAACACTAAGTTTGAGCCACATAAGTATGGAATAGTTGTGCTGACTGATGAAGATACTGCTACTAAGTTAGAGGGTATTGGTTTATCAAGGGTTAGAACCAGAGATGGACAACCTAAGTATGATGAACCGGCTTTCTCATTCAGTAGAAAAGTAGATAGGCACGATGGGACAACCAATCCGGCACCTAAGTTAGTTGACAAAGATGGCAACCCTTTAGATGTTAGTGTTGGTAATGGCTCAGAAGTTACTGTGAAGATTAAACCTTACACAGGTAAGTATGGTACATTTGCAGAATTAATAGCTGTGAAGGTTACTGATTTAGTTGAATACACTGAACCTAGTTCAGATAACGAGGAGTTTTAATTATGATTATTACTATTAAGAACGATGATGGTGAATCAGTCTATGATGTTTCAAAGATTGAGAACGAAGAGAACAAAGCCGGTGCTAACATATCTATCAGTAAGATAGGTACGTTGAATGTACTAGTTGAAGCTTTGAACTTTGCTTCACAAGGACATCAGAATAATCTCGAAGCTATCCTAAAAGAAAGCCCAGAGGCAGTTGTAGAACAACCAGAAGAAGAAGTAGTAGACTCAGAAGACGAGTCTTAATTGTGTAGTGAGGGCTAACATGGATAAAACTTGGGATAAGTTACATCAACCTTGTCCACTGTGCGGAAGCAGTGACGCTGTAGGAATCAACGAAGATGACTCAGCAAAATGCTTTAGCTGTGGAGAGTTTATGCCTAGCTATACTAAAGCATGTGGAGGAAAGGATATGCAAACAATAACAACAACTCAGACTAAGCAACCCGATATGGTAGATGAAGGAAAGTTTTCAGCCTTAAAAGACAGAAAAATTTCTATGCCAACTGCTCAGAAGTACGGGGTTAAATGTGTACATGACTTACAAGGTAATGTCGTTAAACATTTTTACCCTTACTACAACGGGCATGAGCTATCAGCTACTAAAGTTAGGAACTGTAAGGACAAAGACTTTTATGTCTCCGGAAGTTATAACGATACAGGGTTGTTTGGTCAACAACTTTTCAAAGGTGGTAAGTATGTTACTGTCACTGAAGGAGAGTGTGATGCTATGGCTACCTATGAACTGCTTGGTTCTAAATGGGCTGTAGTATCTATTAAACGTGGTGCCAATGGTGCAGTCAGAGACATTAAAGAAAGCTTAGAGTTCTTTGATAACTTTGAAAATGTCATCATTGCTTTTGACAAAGACAAAGCCGGACAAGAAGCTAGTATAAAAGTTGCAAGACTTTTCAAGCCCGGCAAGGCTCGTATAGTTACACTACCTAACGGTTGGAAAGACCCTAACGATATGCTTAAGAACAACAGACATAAAGAGTTTGTTGAAGCATGGTGGTCAGCTAAAGTTTATACTCCATCTGGGGTTATAAATGTATCTGAACAACGTGAGAAGTTTCATAACCGTGAGAAGAAAGAAAGTGTTCCTTATCCTTATGAAGGACTGAACAAGAAATTGTATGGTCTAAGGCAAGGAGAATTAGTAACTCTTACAGGTGGTACAGGGCTTGGAAAGTCTAGTGTTACACGTGAACTTGAACATCATCTTATTAAAAATACTGATGATAACGTAGGGATTATAGCATTAGAAGAAGATTGGAGGCGTACCATTGATGGGATACTTTCTATTGAAGCTAACGCTAGGCTCTATGTTGACCAAGTAAGAGACAGGTTTAGTAAAGAAGAACTTGATAAGTTTTTTGATGTACTCTATGATGGTGATAATCGTAATAGGGTATGGGTACACTCCCACTTCGGTACCAACGACATCGATGACATCTTTACTAAGCTTCGCTTTATGATTATAGGATGTGACTGTAAGTGGGTGGTCGTTGACCATCTACATATGTTAGTCAGTGCTGTACATGAAGGGGATGAGAGACGTGCTATTGATACTATCATGACTAGACTGAGAAGTTTAGTAGAAGAAACAGGTGCCGGTATTATTTTAGTATCACACTTGAGACGTGTTGATGGTAACAAAGGACATGAGAATGGGATTGAAGTATCTCTTTCTCACCTAAGAGGTTCCAATAGCATTGGACAACTGAGTGATTGTGTGATAGCATTAGAACGTAATCAACAATCAGATGACCCTGAAGAAGCTAGGACTACGAGACTTAGAATCTTGAAGTCTAGATACACAGGCGATGTCGGTATGGCTTGTAGAGTAATCTACGATGGTGAAACCGGTAGACTATCTGAACTTACAGACGAGGATATAACCTTTGATGATAGTTTGGATGAGGCATTTTAATGGACTTAGTATTTGACATAGAAACAGATGACTTGAAAGCAACTAAGATACATTGTATCGTTGCTCAAGATATGGACACCGGACAGATATATAAATATCCACCGGAGAAACTATCAGAAGGTTATGAACTGTTAGCTAATGCAGATACTTTAATAGGACATAACATCATCGGATTTGACATACCTATGGTAGAGAAGTTCGGTGATGTTGACTTGTCTAAGATACCGGTCATTGACACGTTAGTGTTATCAAGATTATTTAATCCTAACAGAGAAGGCGGACATAGCCTTGAGAAATGGGGATACAAGTTAGGCTACCATAAGATAGAGTTCTCAGACTATCTTAATTATTCTAAAGAGATGATGGACTATTGTGTTAGAGATGTACAACTCAACGCTGTAGTTCTAAAGAAACTTAGAGAGGAGAGCAAAGGCTTTTCCAAACAATGCATAGCTTTAGAACAAAACATAGCTAGAATAATAAAACAGCAAGAGGTAAACGGATTTAAGTTTGATTTACAATCAGCCTTAATATTACTTGCTGAACTCAGAGAAAAGAAACAAGCAATTGAAGATGAAGTTCATAGTACATTTAAACCTAAATGGGTAGATGATAAGTTAGTTAAGCCTTACATTAAAAAAGATGGAGACTTGTCTAAGCGTGGACTTACAGATGATGAGTATCAAAGATGTATAGATACAAATAACTTCGAACCTTTTATGAGGCAGAAGTTAGTTGACTTTAATCTTGGCAGTCGTAAACAAATTGGAGAATATCTTATTGACTTTGGTTGGAAGCCTGAAAGGTTTACACCTACAGGACAACCAATAGTAGATGAGAAAACTCTATCAGCAATCACACATATACACGAAGCTAAACTTATAGCAGACTTCTTACTGCTTCAAAAACGTATAGCTCAAGTTGATTCTTGGGTTGAAGCAGTGCAAGAAGATGGTAGGGTACATGGTTTTGTAATACCTAACGGTGCTATCACAGG